TGGACACATGGCTCAAATATGCAGTTGAAGAGCGAAGCTCTAAACGACTTAAAATATCTTGTACGCCATCTTCAGTCACTTGGCATTACAGAAATGGTCTCATCTTCTGGGCAGTTGACCCAACAGGCTCGCTCCGCTCTGACCAACCTCTATTCGCCACTCGCACTGAGCAAGTCGCATTTAGAGTTTCTGCTATCGCAAATCCAGTTTCGGCTCTCCCACCTTATAAAGCAAGGGATCAATTTAGAGCAGAAGGATTAGAAACATACAAGTGGAGTGATAGAAAGAAAGCCAAGACACAGGCAGCAATTGATGCAGTTGGAGATGCGTGGCTAAGAGAAGCATTGATGGAACAACCATCACTTGAAGAATTTTTAGAATAATGGATTATCGTTTACAACAAAATCGTAGAGAGTCGTTCATCCGATGGTATGCATGGTCGTTGAAGTACGATGACTGTGATCCAGCAGTTTGGTGCACTAACTATCTTCATAATCGTTATGAACACAATGATGAAGAACGCATCTGGCTCGCATGGCTCTATGGTAATACCTATCAACTTCCAACAGCATGGGTATTGAAGAACGAATTCCCTGACTTTGAGTTGGCTACCGTAGATCGTATGGAACAGTGGAATGCCACTAACTACAAACGACTACGATATCAAACCGATACGAAATGGAATAAGGGTCACTTACCTGCCATGTTCGAATCATATCAGAAGTTTATTGGAAACAAAACCCAACGTGAAAGACTGGAGAGTTATTATGGTGACAACGAGGAAGCAAACTTTGAAAACTTGTGGGAAGGCATTAAGTCTAGCCTGCACAAGTTTGGGCGTTATTCCACTTGGTTTTATCTACAGCATCTTCGTCATACTGCTGGGATTAGGGTATCTCCTACTAGTCTCATGCTTAGTGATTTTGATGGTTCCCGTTCTCATCGTAATGGTCTGCTTTATGCCTTGGGACGTGAAGACCTTGTGGATAGAAAACTTACTGCAAGAGAGTATCTGGATCTTGAGCGAGAATCGAAGTCTATTCTCGAGGAAACGAGGGATCGATTCCCCAGTCTAAAAGATCAAATTGATTTCTTTACGATGGAAACTTGTCTTTGTTCTTACAAGAAAATCTTTCGTGAACATCATGGTCGCTATCTTGGATACTATCTTGATAGACAAGCAGAAGAAATTAAGCAAGCAGAAAAAGATGGTTGGTATGGTATTGACTGGGATGTTTTATGGCAAGCACGTAACGAAACAATTGACCTACGACTAGACCAAGATCGTGGTATTGATAAAGATAGATTTAGTTCATTCCTGAATACTGGTAAACTAGAAAACTTGGAATGGATGTTTGAAGATGAAGAACCTATTTTAACTGGATTGGAGATGTTTACATGAGTAATGATACAATTACTATTACTGCGTCAGATGATATTATTGGAACCAGTAACCCATATATTACATCATCTGTTAACACTATTAGTATTGGAAGTAATACATATGGATCAATCGCTATGGGATTGGTTACAGAAGATTTGATGGAAAAGTGGATCATGAATCGTGTAACGATTGACCACAAGGTGCAAGAACAAGAATTAATGAAACTAAAAGAAGTTGCACCAGACTATGCAAATGAGATTAAAGAAAACTTGTCTAAGAATGCTGCAAGAGATATAATTAAAAAGATGACATTCACTAAACGACATGATAGAGATGCAGATGTGCACCACTTCATTGGTCGTGTTTGGGTCTTCACTGAGGAAGAATTGAAGACATTCATTGAGGAAATTAAGAATGTTTAAAGATAATATTGGTATCGTAGATAAAATTGCATTTAAGGTTGAGAGAAACCGTATGAAAACTAGAAAAATTGTAGCAGTTGGTGGTAGTCCTGGAACTGGTAAGACGACTCTATTCCGTAAATATATGGAAGGTAAAGACTGGATTGATACTGCGCCAGCAAAATTAGTTTCGGCTATGTATAATACCGAACGAGATCTATACATTCTAGGTAAATACGATGATGGTGAAACCTTTGCTGGAACAGATCGACTTTCCATGGCTGTTCAACCTCCTCTTCAAGAGTGGATCGCATCTCATAATTGTAACATTCTTTTCGAGGGAGATCGAGTCTTTAATCAGTCTTTCTTAGAGTTCGCTATGGGTCTACCCAATACCGACCTTCAGATCGTCATGTTAAACGCACCAAAAAGTGTCCTAGAACAACGCTATAAGGATCGTGGTTCCGACCAGTCCGAGCAGTTTCTAAAGGGTCGGGAAACTAAATATAGTAAGATTCAATCTAATTTTGAATTGATGCCCTATATTACTGAGTTTACAAATACTAACTTGGAGGAACAGGGGAAGGTGTTAGAGTTTTTGGAGAAGCAGTTCGTAATGTAAAACACCTTTTCAGGATGTAAAATGCAATTCCTGGAAACTGCTAATTTTGACTGGATGGAAATGCTCAATTTCTATGAGCGTCCATTTAGGGCTAAACTTGTTCCAGCGAAAATATGGGAAGACCTAGATCGTTATAAAAACAAACCCACTTCCTTCGCCAATTACTTTAAAAAGTGGCGAACTAGAATAGAGTGGATGGATCAAAAGTCTAAGGCAAAGGTATATAATCAATATGTTGCAGTTGGTGGGGAATATGATCCAAACGAACGCCAGTGCATAATTCAAATTTATACAAAACGATTCAGTACATTTCAATTCACTGAAGATACTTGGGAGAAATTCAAGTACAAAGTCATTCAAACTCTGCAGCATGAGATGATACACTTCATGCAGTACGATAGAAGACAGGATGAATGTTCTGGATACGTATTACCGTATAAAAAAGTAAAGCATGCCAAGAAAAACGAAGAGAGAAAATATCTCTCAGAGTTTGATGAAATACAGGCATACGCTCACTGCACTTTATTAGACTTTAAGTGCTATAAACCTTCTATATCAATAGAAGTTCTAATGAATAGATCAAAAAATAAAAGAGATTCTAGAACTCTCTATTACTTCTTAAAGGCATTTGATTTCGATTATAGAAATAATCATGCCATCCCCAAGCTAATGACCCACATTCTAAAGTGGGAGCGCAAATACGAAAAGGTAATCAGAGCATCTCGTCGTCCTAAATAAGTGAGTCACATTTACTTATTAATGGATAACAATGGCATCATCTGGCGCAGTAGCGTGGACAAAATACTTTCAGGGTAAATCAAATCTGGAGACAGTCTTAAGAAAAGACTCTCCATCATATGCTGCTGCCGATGTTAAAGGTGTCAAGATTTTAAAAACAATAAAAGCTGGCACCAAAGTTTTATACTTGAAAGCTGCCCGATACGAATCAAAGGCACTAGTATCAATAGAAGGAACAGAAGTAAGAGTTCCCTTTGACAATTTAGCTAAGCCTGGAAATAGAGCTTCTGCTGCTCCCTCTCTTAAACCACAAGCGTTTGGCATCGCAGAAAAGCGTTATAGTATAACTGAATATAAAGCTACTATATTAAATCATATTGAAAGCAGACAAGACTTATCTCCAATACTAAAAACATATCTTTCTTTATTGATCGAGTATCATTCTGATGGTAAAGCAGATAAGAGTGAAGTCAGTAAAATGTTTTTAGCAGGTAAAGCTGACCTTCCTATTAACGACATCAATAAAGATTTTGGAGAGGTTCTTGGACCATTAGCATGTATCAAACAACAGTTACTAAAAAATAAAAATATACTTTTTACAACAGCTGCGCAGATTTGGATTCCGTCACGACCGAACGAACCGTTGATGGACTATTCAATAATTGATAAAGAAAAAACATATGTTATATCTGCAAAATCTGGAACCTCAACTAATACAGTAAAACCCAGTGATGTTATAACTCTTATTAATAAAAATGATGATAGCAAAAAGAGATGGGAAAGTTCTAAAGAACTAATAATACTTAAAACTTTAGATCAAGAGTCAGCTTTAGTTGGACCAATTAAAGCACTTGCTGTTTTATTTCCAGATTTAATAAAAATAGAACAAATAAATATTCAGTCTAAAGAAAAATTTAATAGAGAACCTTTTCAAAAATTTAGTGAAGAAAATGTTTATTTGAAGCAAAAAGCTGAACCAACTTTAAACGAAATAATGTATGAATGCGAGAAAGTTATACAAAAAGAATCAAAAGAAGGTTCTCTAAATTATACTAATTTATTTTCTGATGCTATTCAAAATAGCGTAATTTATGTAAAATACCAGCTTGATTCTATCGGAGTTGGTTCTTGGGAAGTTATAACAAGTGATGATATCAAAAAGGTAAATACTGGCAGTCGTATATTTTTAAGATCTAAAAATGGATATACCAGGGCTGCAGATAAAATGGGAATTCAAGTATAATGTTTACATTCAAATCATTCTTAAAAGAACAAACTATAACAGAAGATCTTCTTCTGGAAGCAGCTGCTTCTGCTTCTGCTGCAAATGATGACAAAGGTAAGTTGCATGAACTTCTCCTTGCGAAATATCTACACCCAGAAACTCGCCTACCAGACCATCATCGTTCAGAATCAGAAAACGAAGATCACGCTGGCACACCACAACAGGTTCATGACAGACTGCAGAAAAAGGTTGGTGCTGAGGCATACAACGAAATTGATTCTCACGCACAGCAAACTGCAAAAGCACTTAAAGAACATTTCGATCAAGCTGGACATACTGGAAATGGTAAACACATTGGTCAGGTTTTCTGGACATCAAATGCCGATAAAGAAAATAAACCTGGAGACCATGAGAAGACTGTTGGTGTTAAAGACGTAAACTCTAACGCAGACCTTATTGTAAGAGTTCATGACAAGAATGGTGCTGCACATGGGCACGTAGGTATCTCTGCTAAGTATGGTTCAAATAAACCAAACTATCGTAACCCTGGACTCGAGTCTATGGAAAAGACAGCTGGTATACAAAAAGGTTCGTTGAAGTCATTAACAGATCAACACCAAAAGAATATGGATGATCTTGGTTACACTGGTAGTGCTGATCAAAGAAACATTCAATACAAAATTGATAAAATGGGTATTGATAAAGCCAGACAAGAACATGCTAAACTGACTGGTCTATTATCAGGCGGTAAAAAGTTAAGTAAAAAAGAAACTACAATGCATCAGCATCTTTCTAGTTTTATTGATGCTCATGATTCAATGAAGCCAGAAGAACAATTAGCGTTCCAACAAAAATCTGCAGCAAGAGCAGCACAAGCAGAAGCATCATCTATTGAAGCAAAACGTGCAGTTGCCAGACACTTCTCTTCTGGTCTTGCTCAAAAGAATGATGGAGAACTGCGTGATATTATTCGTCAACACGTTTCTGCACCAACTATAATTCCTCATGTTGTTGCTCACTCTCAAGTTAAAGATAACGGCACAGCAGATTCTCATATAGAACCATCACACTCTATCGCTGATGAACACTTATCAAAGTTTAGTAATCTTCGTGTTGTGCATGGTGGTGGTGTTTCTACTACAATTAAGGGAACTGATAGCAAAGGTAAAGAGCGTAATGTTGCAATTTTTACTGCTAAGTCTTCCTCTGGACCACACAAGGGTCTAGTAGGTACGTTCTCTCTGGGTTAAGAGTAAGTAAATGCTTACTCCAACATGTTGACTTTCTTGCAACTTTAGGGTATAATAGTTAAATGAAACAATTTATAGACTTCCTCACAGAAGAAGAGCAAGAAGGTGCTAAGTTAAAGCACATCACCCATGCAGAGGATCGTCCACTGTTCCATGGTGCAGAAGGATTCCAGCACGCATATGATGCACTACATGCAACGCATCATCACATAACTCAAGGATTAACTTCTAACAAGTTGACCATGAAGTATGATGGTTCGCCATCTATTGTTTACGGTCATAATCCAGAGAATGGTAAATTCTTTGTTGCTTCTAAGTCTGCCTTCAATAAAAATCCAAAGTTAAATTATACACCTCAAGATATTGAACAGAACCATGGACATGCTCCAGGTCTTGTTGAAAAATTAAAAGCATCATTAGAACATCTACCAAAGGTTGCACCGAAAGAAGGTGTATATCAAGGTGATGTGATGTTCAGTGGTAAAGATGTCCAGCACGATAAGAAAACTGGAACAGCATCATTTACCCCAAATACTATCACGTATAGCACCAAAGGTGATAGAGCAGAGCAGATTAAAAAAGCAAAGGTTGGTGTAGTTACTCATACCAAATATGAAGGTGATACTCTTAGGAGCATGAAGGCTACTCCGCATGTTACTGAGAGTGACTTTGGGAACCATCCAGACGTCTATCATCACACTGCATCTTTTGATACTAGTGGTGTTCAATATGGACAAGAATCGCAGAAGAAAGTTCTGTCAGAACTATCAAAAGCAAAACAGATTCATGAAAAGGGTGGTAAGAAAATGTATAATGCCATCCATCCAGAACATTCTGGTGAAGCTGGACATCTTGGCACATACATTAACCAAACTGTTCGTACTGGCGAAACCCCTTCTGCTGCTGGATTACAACAGCACATTGCTGACAAATACCAAAGAATGGTCAGCAAACTAAAAACAGAAAAGTCACAAAACGCAAAACTTGAAGAACTAAGTGGTCATCTGAATCACATTAAGAAGAATGAGAAAGCATATTCAAGTTTGCTACAGATGCATGGGCATTTACAAAATGCCAAAAATGAACTAGTGAAATCGCTAGAATCTAACGAAGGTAATTACGCCCATGCTATTAATGGAGTTGCTTCGAAGCCAGAAGGTTTTGTTGTCAATCATACACATAATGGTGTAGAGGAACCAACCAAGTTAGTTAATCGTGCAGAGTTTGCTCGCCAGAATCTATTAAAAGCAAGACCTGGAAGAGCACCAGATCCAGAAAAACATCATACAATCGCATTTGGTCGTATGAACCCACCAACTGCTGGACATGAAAAAGTTGTTGAGGCTATTCATAAAAGCGCTAAACAATACGGTGGTGGACATACTTTAGTTCTGTCTGGTTCTCATGATACCAAAGATGGTAAGAATCCTCTGTCACCAGAACAAAAACTCTACCATGCCAAGAACGCATTTCCTGGAACTAATATTGCTGTAGCTGATAAAGAAAATCCAACTCTACTGCATCAAGCATCTCAGTTACATAAACAAGGTGTTACTCATCTACACTTCTCTGGTGGTTCTGATCGTAAACCAATGCATGAACTTCTACAGAAGTATAATGGCGTAGAAGGTAAGCATGGCTACTACAATTTTAAAGATATTAGTTTTGAAAATTCTGGACAGCGTGATGATAACGCTAAAGGTGTAGCAGGCATCTCTGGAACTAAGTTGCGTGAGTTAGCATCATCTGGTAAGAAGAAAGAGTTCCACGCAAATCTATCTTCACAAATGAAACCAGAACATAAAGATGAGTTGTATAATGATCTAAGAAAGGCTATGAAGTGAAACACCTGCTATTAGTATGCGCTTTATTTTTATCTGGGTGTTCATTAATACTCCCAAAGCCACATGATCCAGTCATGTTTGATCATATCATAGCGATTGATGTTAGAGTGAATAAGATTAATTGTTCAGACAAACAATGGGGTGATTTGATTGATAGAGTCAACCATCTAAAAGTTTATAGTGCAGTTCGTGGCGATCCACAAGCACC